TCCAGCCTGGATCCAGACGCCACATCCCTGGCCCTGGAGCCTCTCAACGGACCAATGCCCACCACCTCCAAGCCAGCCAAGCTCACCGGCAACACGGCCGACGCCCTGTCGTCCCTGCGCAAGGCAATCGCCAACCACGGCGAGCAGGTGAGCTCCAACCACATCCCATTCGCAGCACGGTGCGTGAAGGAAAGCACCTGGAGAACCTACTTCTACCAGGAGACCACCGCGGACGGTGACGGCAAGCGACAAGCCTTCAAGCGCGCCAAGCAGACCCTCAAGGACCGCAACCTGGCCACCAACCAGGGCGAGATCTGGTGGGTGACAGACAGCTCAGAAAGGCCGTTTTGACCGTGACAAAGGGCGTGACATTGAGCGTGACAAGAGGCGTGACAAGCGTGACAAACGTGACAGCGACGCAGGCGAGGACCGTGACAAACGTGACAACACCCTTAAGGGTGTCACGGTGTCACGGTCACGAGCGTGACAAAACAGGATCTGAACCATGAGCCAGGTGAAACGCCTCTCAACCTCAGACCAGGCACATCTCAACAACGAGGCCTGGACGCGCGGACGAGACATGGCCGCAACGCTCGCACCACTCGACAAGATGGCAGCAGACATGGAAGCCAAGTGGGGATGCAACAGACTGCCGCGCCTCGTCCCATTCGACCTGGCCCATAAATTCGGATCGGCCGCCCAGAAACTCGACGAGGCCATCCGACACGGAGACGTGGACACAGTCCTGCACCGCGCCCAAGTCCTACACCGCGGATGGCAAGCCCTGGACAAAGCCGCGACAGAAGCCGGCCACAAACCAAACCCGCCCAACACCTGGTCCACAACCTGGGAAGGCAAACCCTACACAGTGGTCCTCGACCCAGCAGACCACGACGCAGCCGCGCGACACTCCAAGCATCCCGACACGGTCGTCACGCTGCCCGAGCTCCTCCTGGCCTGGTCCCAGTGGCAACCCGCCGCATTCGCCGAGGCAACCAAAGCCGCGTTCCCAGGCGCGACCGTTCAACGCTCCTCCAAGTCAGCATTCGCGGACCTAGACGATGACATACCCTTCTGACGCCGATCCCGCAGCCGCAGACGCCTTGTGCGCCCAGGTGTGGGATGAGATAGCCAAGGAATGCCAGGCCAGCCTCAGCGCGCTTGAAAACAGCGGCACGGCGTGGGATGAAGATACGACCGCCTGGGCAAAAGAGCTGCTCGACACGATCGTCCACGCACTGCGACAAGATCGCCTCGAGCGCCTCAGACGACAAGACGTCGTCAGCCTGGACGAATACCGCCAAGCCATGCACGGAGATCCAATGCCATGACCGGACGGCCCACCAAAAAGACGCCGGAGCTCTTAAAGGAAATCTGCTCCCGCATCTCAGAAGGCCGGTCTCTGTCCAGCATCTGCCGCGAAGACGACATGCCAAACCACTCGACGACGTGGAGATGGCTGTCAGAGGACGCCTCCTTCCAGGAGGACTACACGCGCGCGATACAGTCGCGGGCCTTGGCGCACGCCGAGCGGATCGACGACCTGGCCGAGCAGGCCGTGCGGGGCGAGATCCCGGCCGACGTCGCCCGCGTGGCGATCGACGCGAAGAAATGGACGGCCTCGAGGCTACTTCCCAAGCTCTACGGCGATCGGACGCAGGTCGACGCGACCGTCACGCACACGCACACGCTGCACCTCGAGGCGCTGAAGGAGCTCGCGAACAGGGTCTCGGGTACGAGGGCCGGGTACATCGAGGGGCAAGCTACTGAGATCATTGATGTTCCAACCTTTCACGGTGAAAGCGCGGGTGCGTCCGACCCAGCCCCGACCGCGCCCGGCCTGCCGATCGGCGGCCCGGATCCGGCGGCCGCCGGCCAGAACCCCCCCGGCCCCGCCCCCCACCTGGGGGCGCCCGTGCGCGCGGCAACCCCTCCGTCTACAGACCCACCAAAAAAGGTACTTCGACCCCCCCGCCCCCCGTCTCGCGCCAAGCGCGCCGCCGCGCCAAAAATAGAAAAGGCTGACGGCGCATGAGCGAGACCGACAAGAACCAATTCCTAACCTTTCTGGAGGCCTATCGGAACGACCCGGTGGCTTTTGTGCGGAACGTGTTGGGCGCGGTTCCGTTGCCTTGGCAGGAGGATTTCCTGCGTGCGATCGCCAGGGGCGAGCGGCGCTTGAGTGTGCGTGCCGGCCATGGTGTGGGGAAGTCGACGGCCTGCAGCTGGGCTTTGATCTGGCACATGACGACGCGCTACCCGCAGAAGAGTGTTGTTACGGCGCCCACTGCTGCGCAGTTGTTCGATGCGTTGTATGCCGAGCTGAAGACCTGGGTGAACAAGCTGCCGCCTGTGTTGCGGGACAGTTTCGAGGTCTTCAGCGATCGGATTGCGTTGAAGGGCGCGCCGGAGAGCTCGTTTATCTCGGTCAGGACCAGCAGCAGCGAGCGGCCTGAGGCGCTGGCGGGTGTCCACTCAGAGCATGTGCTGCTGGTGGTGGACGAGGCGTCAGCTGTGCCGGAGGCGGTGTTTGAGGCGGCTGCTGGTTCGATGTCGGGGCATAGTGCGAGCACGATCTTGATCAGCAACCCGACGCGCAACAGCGGGTTGTTTTACAAGACGCACCACGACCTGGCGCAGGATTGGCATCGGATGCACGTTTCGTGCGCGAACAATCCGTTGGTCTCGAAGGATTTTATTTCGCAGATCGCGGCGACGTATGGCGAGAGCAGCAATGCGTTTCGGATCCGGGTCTTGGGTGAGTTCGCGCTGGCGGACGACGACACGCTGATACCGGCCGAGCTGGTGGATGGGGCCTTGGATCGTGACGTGACGGTGGGGGTTTCGGAGCCTTTGGTGTATGGCTTGGACGTTGCGCGCTTTGGTACTGACCGCACGGCCTTGTGCAAGAGGAAGGGCAATGTGGTGTTGGAGATCCGGCACTGGGGTGGCTTGGATTTGATGCAGACCGTGGGTGCGGTGGTTAATGAGGCGAAGAAAGATGCGCCGGCGGAGATCTGTGTGGACACGATTGGGCTGGGGTCTGGGGTGGCGGACCGGCTGCGTGAGATGGGCTTGAATGTGCGGGATGTGAATGTGGCGGAGAGTTCTGCCATGAACCCCAATGCCCACCGGCTGAGGGACGAGCTGTGGTTGGCCGCCAAGGATTGGCTGGCTACCCGCGCGGTGAAGCTACCGAAGGATGAAGTGCTGCGGCACGAGCTGGTTACCCCAAGGTATTCGTTCACGTCGACGGGGAAGATCGTCGTTGAGAGTAAGGACAGCCTTAAGAAACGGGGTTTTCGGTCGCCGGATTTATCAGACGCTCTTTGCCTAACCTTTGCCGGCCAGGCGGCGCTGGTGGGTGGTCGTGGGACGGCCTGGGTGGCGGGTAAGCCTTTGAAGCGTGGGATTAGGGGTGTGGTTTAATTCTTGCGTTCTGTGCGCAAGGTGATTAGGTTCTGTGTGGATTTCGGGGGTTTTCTTGGATGAAGACGCCGGCTTGGCAGCGTGCTGAGGGTAAGAGCCCGAGTGGTGGCTTGAATGCGAAGGGGCGTGCTTCTGCGCGTGCTCAGGGCATGGATTTGAAGCCCCCTGTGAAGAGCGGCGACAACCCGCGTCGTGCGTCGTTTTTGGCGCGTATGGGGAACATGCCGGGGCCTGAGTTTAAGGATGGGGAGCCGACGCGGCTCCTTTTGTCTTTGCGGGCTTGGGGTGCGTCGAGTAAGGCAGATGCGCGGTCGAAGGCTAAGGCTATTTCGGCGCGGAACAAGGGCAAGGTGAAATGAAGAAGCCTGTGTGGCGGACGCCTGATCCGACGAAGGGTGACAAGAAGCTTTCGCCTGGCCGGAAGGCAGCGGCGAAGGCGATGGCGGCGAAGGCGGGTCGGCCTTATCCGAACGCTGTCGACAATATTCGTGCTGCGCGCAAGAAGGGTAAGTGAGATGGCCGAGATGATGGACGACGTTGAGGGTGGCGAGGCTTGCCCGGCGGCGACGGGTGATCTGACGTTGAACCTTCGCAATCGGGGTCGTGCGATTGACAAGGCGGACTATGGTCCGATGAACCCTAACGAGCCCAATGATCAGTATTGGCAGCGTATGGCGGCGCGTTGGGACGTGCCGGCCGACGAGGCCAAGACGATGCGTTGCGGCAATTGCGGCGCGTTTAATCAGACCTCTCGCATGCTGGCGTGCATTGAGAATGGCTTGTCTGACGACCGGAATGAAGATGCGATGGAGGTCGTCGAGGCGGGTGATCTTGGTTTCTGCGAGATCTTTGATTTCAAGTGCGCGGCTGCGCGGACGTGCTCTGCCTGGATTGTCGGCGGTCCGATTAAGGACGAGGGCGACGAGGAGGGCGAGGACGAGTACGAGGAAGAGTACGAGGAAGAGGGCGGCGAAGAGTACGGCGAGGCTGAGGGCGGTTCTTCTGAGGATATGAGTGCCGAGGAGGAAGAGTAATGGCTGGTCTGCTCGATCGCGAGGACGATGAAGAGGTCAGGGGCCGCCGTCGTGAGCGAGCGGCTGCGCAGCCTGGTGTCGCTGGGTATCTCAATCGTGCTGGGCAGGCTGTTGGCGATGCTTACGACTATTTCCTGTCGATGCCTGACCGGATCCGGCAGCAGACCTATGACTATGCGGTGAGCCGGGGTGTTGATCCGGCTATGGCGGCTTCTGCTGCCGATCGTGTGGCAAGCCGGGCGGGCCGCACGACGGGTGCGGTTGAGTTCTTGATGCCTCAGACGGCCGGCGATGTCGCGCTGATGGCGGCTGGTCCTTTGGGTCGTATGGCGCCGGCAGCTGGTCGTGCGGCTTTGGCGCTTGGCGGTGGCCTGTTGGGCATGGAGCCAAGCGAGGCTGAGGCTGGGCGCGGCGATGCGGTGGCGCGTGGGGCGCGGAATGTCATGCAGCGTGCTGTCGATGCGGTGACCGGCGGTGGTGGCCGTACTGCGCGCGCGCCTGTGACCCCCGAGGGGTATGCGGTGAAGGGGCCGGAGTACACGCGGGCGCAGCAGTCTGTTCTGCGTGAGCTCGCCTCAGAGGCGCCGGGCGTGGGGCCGATTGATCTTTCTCGGGCTGCCGGTGTTGGATCTACGCCTCAGGCGCCTCTTGAGCGTGTGGTGCCGCCGCGTGGCGTGTCGCCTCGCATGCAGCGTGCGCTTGAGAACCCCGACGTGACGGAGGGCGTGCGCGGCAGCATTCAGTCGGGCGTCGATATGGGCGCCGATCGCTGGTATCACACAGATCCGATCCTCCAGGCCTTCATCGCGGAGCTGGGGCCGGAGGTTGGACCCCAGCGTTTCCGCCGGTACATGGACTATGTCGCGGCGACGTCGCCGCGGTCTGACGTGTCGACGAATATCCGCAATGCGAGCTTCTACTACACGCGCGACGGCCAGCCTCTTGCAAAGGAGGATCTGATTTACCCATACGGCCATGTGGCGCAGAACCTGCATCTGCAGAACGCGGCGACGATCCAGAATGGCGGCTTCAATGTATTGCAGAACCCGAAGCCGGCGTCGTTCTCGGAGAACCTGCAGGGCAACCTGACGCCGGTAACGGTCGACACGCATGCCTTCCGCAACATCGGCATGCGGACGCGCGACCCTGAGTTCCTCGAGACGTCGATCTCAGTGCCGAATAAGACCGGCAAGGCCGTGGCAAACCTGGCTGATGAAGAGCGCGAGCTCCTGACCATGGCGCAGCGTTACGGCGAGGTCTCGCCTGACGGCAAGAAGATCACCTTCCGCCCTCAGCAGCTGTTCCGCGAGGGGCGCCTCACGATGGACGAGGCGGTCGGGATCCCGTCCTTCTGGGCGAGCAAGCCGCGCGATAACGAATATGCGGCCGCCGAGCAGCTCTATGCCCGCCTGGGCCAGGGCTTTAGCCTTCCGCCGGCCGATACGCAGGCCGCGGCCTGGGCTGGCGCTGGCCAGCTGACAGGCCTGGCGTCTCCGCCCACGCGGACCTTCCCTCAGCTGTTCAATGAGCGCGTTGAGTACACGGCGCGCATGCGCGGCGAGGATCCTCAGGACACGCTGCGAATGATGATCCGCGGCGAGCGGCCACTGCTTGGCCTTGCCGGCGGCGGCCTAGGCGTCGGCGGCCTTCTCGGCGGCCAGGAGGATCGGTACTGATGAATGTCTCGATCTGCATTCCCGCGCGCGATGAGGTTGCCACTGGTTTTGCGCACGATCTGGCGATCATGTCGGCGCGTTGGTATGCGGCCGCGCCTGTTGGGGCGCGCTTTGACGTCCATATTGTCAACGGGACGCTGATCGCGGATCAGCGCGCGAAGCTGGCGCGCATGGCGCTGACGTCGGGCGCGGAATATGTGCTGTACCTGGACAGCGACATGCGCTTCCCGCCCTACCTGCTCGAGAAGCTCGTGGCGCACGGCAAGGACATCGTGGCGTGCAATTACGCGACCAGGCGCCTGCCGGTGAAGACGGTGGCCTTTTCTGATTTCGCGACGCTAAAGTGCATCTACTCGCACGACCGCACGGGCCTCGAGGAGGTGGATGCGATCGGCATGGGAGCGATGCTGGTGAAGACTGAGGTCTTGCGCAAGCTGCCTCAGCCCTGGTTCAACGTGTCCTACCTGC